ATAAAATTAATCTTTACAAAATTATTTAAAATTAGTCCGATTTATCTGGTTTGATTATTTTTTCGTATATGCTTTATTATATAACACTTGTCTACCTCCAGTTCTAAAATTATTTACCCGTTGTGCATTTTGTATTACATTTTTATCCAAAGGAATTATTTCGTATGCGTCCCTTAATCCGGGACCTTTTGTCCCTTGAGTGTATACAGCATCGTACCCTTGATCCATTAAACTTTGTATGTACTGGTTGTCTAATACTTTTGGATTAGTGCCCTGATTAAAAGGATTTTGTATGTTAAGTCTTGCAGACACTCCCATTCCTTGATCTCCAGCTTCCTGCATGTATCTACGTGCCATGCCTTTATCAGGGCTAAAAAATCTTAAATTTTCCGCCTTACTAAATTTATCTCCTGCAGTAGAAATAGGATTCATAATATCTGCAAATTTATCAGGGGTAGTACCTCTATAAAAAGTTGCAGGCTCTGGCAGTGCTAACGGTTGCTTAGCTGCCTGCCTTGCCATATCATCTGTAAATTGAAACCCACTTACAGCATTGTCTATGTTTTTGTAAAGAGACGGAGTGGTGGCTTTTGATAATGTAGTATTAGCTTTTGACGCTATGCTTGATCCTAATTTTTTAGCACCTGCGCGAGTAACACCAAGTCCAGTTAATGCATCAAATACAGGATACACAGGCTCTATTCCTCCTGTAGCTTTATTGCCCATTCGTTCTTGAAGTGCCAACTCTGATTGAGTATAAGGTGTAATAGTTACCTCATCTAGCATGCCGCCATAATTAACAGGTTCTAAATTGTTATGCATTTGCTGAACCTTTGGAGGAAATAATCTATCTTTAAAACTTCCTAATTGATATTTATTTGGATATATGCTTTCATTAAATGCTGGAGCTACATCTTTATAGTTTTCTTCAGCAAAATATATAGCGTCTTCAGGGCGGTCAAAACGTATAGCCTCATCCATTCTAGGGCCTGTCTCATCTAATTTACCATTTACATCCTGTATATCAGGAATAGCATAATCACCATAACTACCCATAAGATGTGTACCTGTTGTGCCATCTTTAAATTGATATGGATTATCAGGCGGTACAATCATTCTCTGTATAGCAGGATTATTACCAAACTCGTTTTCCAGTGCAATACGAGCTTTCATCATGCCTCGCATACCATCTTTAAAACTCCCTGTTTGATATTTGGGTATGTATTTATATCCAGATTTATCTTGCACTAAGTTGTACGTACTTCTAAATTTTTTAGCATCATCAGCGTCAGAATAGTAAAAGTCTAACTCTTTGTCTGTTGTGGGGTGATCTGGACTTTTCATAAACTCACCTACGCCTTCTTTATTAAAATAGAAAGTATTAAGGTGGGCTTTAGGGTCGTTAGCAAATTTAGACAACTGTTCTTCAGGTGCTAATTCAAATGCTCTTCTAAGATTGTACTGAGAAGTATCTCTCTTTTCGGGCGGAAGACTTTGATAATATTTCTCAAAACCCCCTTTCTGATATTTAGCTTTGTATCCACCTTTCTTGTATGCAGGTGTTTCTATAACTGTGCCCTTGCCTGGACCAGTAGGTAAGCTTTCTATACCTGGTGGAACATTCTTAAACGATTGTACTAGGTGTCCTTGTTCGTCAAACTTGCTAATATTAATAGGTACTTTCATACCTACCGTATTAAACTCTGCGTTAGGGGGTGTATCTGGGAATGCCATACTAGCTTGGGTATTACCCATAGCATGCTGTTCTCGTAAACCTATCTGCTTCTGTTCAGGAGTTTGTGCAACCTGCATAGGCTGTAACATTTGCATTACATCTTGACCTTGCCTAGCAGCATCGTAAAGATCCATAATGCTGCCTTGATAGTCAGTTGCTTTAGCTGCTTCTAGGATTTCTCTACGACTCTTGTTGTCTAGCATTCTCTCTCTGAATATCTGCGTTGTTTTCGTCTGCTTGTGACTTACGTTGTATTTCTTGCTCTGTTAGATCTAGCTCTCTTTGCTTAACTTCAAAGTCTTGCATCATTTTCTGCAAGTTAAAGTTCTCTGCTGCAGGATCTCTACGTGCCTCTGCATTGATAAGAGCTACTTCTATCTTAGCTTGTCTGTCTTTATCTTTCTCTAGAGCATCCATCTGCATTTGCTGCTGTTGGATCTGCATAGCTTGTTGTTGTTGCTGTTGTTGAGCTTGTTGTTGTGCCTGCTCTAACTCTTCTTGCGCTTTCTCTGCTGCTTTTAGTTTCTCTTTAATTTGTGGGAAACTTTCTGCATCTAACATCTCTGCAACTGTAGATGTCTTAGCACCGTTCTGAATCATAGCCTGTGTCAAGCCTTTGATCTGATCTAGCTTGAGTTGATCTTTACCAGAGTCAGATACAAATATGCCGTACTCAGATTCTAAGTGCTCCATAGAATCCAAGTCCAAGAAATCCGTTGTACCATCTGGCATAACAAACTGTCCTTTCTTACCTGTCAACCATGCTTCTTTAGAATAGTCAAGTAGTGCTTGCATATCTCTCTGCTCTAGTCTAGCAAACTTGCGGAACATGTCTTCTGTAATGTGCGATGACTGTAATATAGCTTGTTGGCTAGATGCCTTGCCTTCGTATGCACCTATCTCACCTTGTCGTTGTCTAGATACACCAGATAGTTTTTCCCACTCTTGTAAAATAGAGTCAAGCAACACAATGTACTGCTGTATAGTCTTGATTGACATATCTAGTACAGACTGGTGCTGTGGAGATAGCTGTATACCTTCTTTGTTGTAGTCAACCCACGCAATACCTGTACCTTCTACATAGTACATAAACTTATCCATGTCCCACTTCTTAGGAATCATGTTGATGTCAAACTGTGCAATAATATCTTTACTTCTAGCAATAGCAAGCTCTAATCGATACTTGTAAATATTATAATTTAACTGGTATGCAATACCCAAAGACACTAGAGATACATTTCTAGAGTTTATGTCAGAATATTTTCTACCGTTAATAGGTAATTTACACTTAGAAGGATTGTCAAGCGATATACGCTGATTTGCTAGTGGGTTTATGTTTATGTAGAACCTCCCGTCTATTCGGGTACCTTCCCATACCTCATTTACCCACATGTATTTTACTTTTCCTCCTGCCTCTTTCATTTCTGCAGGCATTCTGAAAGTTTCGTCCACCTCTATAGTCTCAATAGACCCTGTTTCTGGATCAAGGTACTCTAAGAAACCAATACGCTTTCTAGATTTCCAATACACTGTAGTTACCTCAACTAATCTATTTCTATGTATGTTAGGGTCGGTAGTAGAAGATTTGTAAAATAAATGACTGTCAATATCGTGCTGTCTAGGCTCTTCTAGCTCTAGAACTTGTTGATCGTTTAGTGCGTCATGGTAATAGTCAATGACTGTAGACGCATGTACATATTTACGTACAAGTGCCCAGTCACCATCCTCCACAAACTCTAGATCAGGATCTTTGTCGTAATCTACATCTATTGGATTAAGTATTTCGTAAAATGGTTCTCTGTTACGTACACCTCTATGCGTGTACACCTCGCCTGCAACTAAGAAGTGAAACCAAGCCTTTTGTAACTTGTCGTATACTTCTTGATCCTGCATAATGTATGTCATAGCATACTGGCCTTTGATAGCTCTGTTGTCTACATAGTTGTTGTCAAACTGGCTAGCAATCTGCTCAGGCATAGGTATTTCTTGAGGAACCTGATTAGGATCTACCATATCAGGAGCTTGCTCAGACATTACTTTTAAGAATTGCATTTGCAAATTCTGGTAGATAGCCTCCTGCTTTGCTTTTTCTTTCTCGCTTACTGCGTTTGCATTTTGTACTGTAACAGTATAATTGAGAGGTCTTTTAGACTTTTCGCCTAGGAGAAGATCCACAATGGGTTTAATAATAGGATAGTTACGCATTTTAGAGGGGAAGTTCTTACGGCTCTTGCCATAAGGTTTTAGAACGTAACGATAGTCTTCCTCGTCAATTATACCGTTATAGTAATCGTACAATACACGCAAATCACTTTTGTGATCGTGTAAACCGTTATGTGATAAACTGATAAAAGCTTCAACGCACTGCTCGCGCCACTTTTTTGTTTTCTTTGATAAAGGCAGCCTTTGCTGCGGTATTTTTTCTCCCCCTAGATACATAGAATACAAAGTTAATTAATGTACAGCCCTCTATCCTGCACATGTGTTATTTTAAAGGTGCTCTTATTGGTATAGCACTTAATGGTAGTTATTGTCAAACCAGGAATCTACTGATCTGTCCTCTAATACCTCTTTTACTTCTGCATTATACAACTCTCGCGTGTGATACATACCAATCATAAGTGCCATAACGCGGTCAAAGTTGCCCTTGTAGTTAAACTTTATCAGTTCTTGTAGCAGGGCTAAGTCATATATCTTGTGCAGGTTTAGTGTAGTTGTCCCGTCCTCTTTTACACTCCTAACTGTATTCAACCAATCACGTATGTACAACTCGCCTTGTCTTTTCCTAGCTTCTGTTGTGTGCATACCGTATTGCCTCTTTACATTTTTAGAGCGTAAGTCTTTTTTGTCAAGCATCTCAAACTCTACCTGTAGTTTGTGTAGCTTTCTGTGTTGTTTTGCATATTGTATCACAGCACCACGGTCATTCTCAAACCCAATCTTAGCATTGTAATAGTCAGCTAGCATAAACAAGTTTCTGTTGTACTCGTCCTGTGTTTGTGGCCTACCTATGTAGCTAGCAACAATCATATCGTCTGGTTGTGATATATTGTTGACTCTTTTTATTACATATGCAGCACCTAACGAGGTAGAGTCTGCACTTTTATTCTGCCCATAGGGGTCATGACAAACTAAATACAAGTTATGCGGTGTTTGTCCTTCTTGGTTTTTGTACGGCCCTTCATAAACCACAACTGCACCAGACAAATCGTCTTCTTTTCTGTGCGGAAACCTAGATATAGGCCGTAAATCACCATCTAACTTAAACTGTATCTTGTTATCCTTGCCGTAGTATAACTTACCGGCTGTCCCCACACTTTGCAAGTTGTTTACCTTAACTTTATTGTATTGTTCTTGCAAAGATGCAATGTCAAACAGGTTAGATGACACTTGCAGTGTAGCCTCCCTAGGACTATTAGGGTGTTCTGCTATGTATTGGTCGTATGCTTTAGGATCGTTAGTCCCTTTCTTCTTGTTTCTATTTTCTTGCTCAAAAGCTTTTGCACCTTCTGTGTCAGAGTTACCATCAGCGTCAATAAACCCATCTAAGTTTTCGTAAATAGGTACAAAGTGTCCACATTGTGTGCCCATAGCCCCGTCATCCCACTCATTGTCAAAAGCCATGCAGTCATACGATTCAGGATTGTAGAACAACTCCTCCATACCCTCAAAATCAGCACCATCTGTACCACCTGTACCAAATGCTACCATTGTACCTAGAGTTTTACTACCCTGACGCATTGTAGGCATAGCAACCTCCCATGCTTTTAGCAGTCCTGGGAATGCACCTGCCTCCTCAAAGAATATAAGCTCGCCTGCTTTACCACGTACTTTGTCAGGTGCGTCTTTTAGTGACACGCCCATAATCATTGACTTCATACCTAGCTCTACATCAGACCCGTTTACATTTTTCTTGTACCCAGACATCTTGTTCATCTCCCTATCACGTAATCTAGGCTGTGTCCAAGCTGTGTTGTCGTCAACAAAAGACAATATCTCCCATGCCTTTGACAATAGACCGTCCCCAATCAAGTATTCTTTCTGTCCAGCAAACACATAGTTCTTACTGTTGCGTATATGGAAATAATTACGTGCAAGCATAGCTGCTGCCTTGTAAGAGTAGCCTTTACGTCTTGCTTTTAGCACAGTCATGTGCTTGTTAGTCTTACGACATGTATCTATAGCTGTAAAATATTTGTAATCCCCGTCATAGAATGCAGGAAACGTGCGCTCACGTTTTGCAATTACTGTGCCGTCTGGTAACTCCTCGTCTACAGATCTATCTATAGGACAATAGTTGAGATAGAAGTAATGATTGCCTGTGATTGTAATTTCTTGATCAGTGCCCTCGCCCACAGTGTATCCATACATACATCTGTGCTGTTCATTGTCCCAAAACTCGTAGTAATCTTTTGTGCCTGCTAAGGCATTTGTGTAATAGCCATGCTCTATAAACTTTAGAGCGGCTGGTCTTAGTCGATCTGTGTTTTTAAACATTTGGTTTTAATATCTAGTAATTTTTGGCACTTTTCATACTCTTCCATAGACTCCATAAATGTTATAACTATGTCTATTGTGCCTGGATCTCGACCGTCACTTTCTAACGGGTCAAATGGTAAGTATAGGTCTGTTAGTTCTTGTGTATTAGAGTAGTCTTCAAAAAAATCATCAAGAGTCATGTCTTTTACAATCAACTTGTAAGCATTGTACATCGCTTTTTCGTAATTTTCTATGTCTTCTAAAAAGTCCACTACTGACTATACTTGTTTACCTCTACACCACCTCGGTTACTAGATTGTACTTGTTCTTCTTTCTTAACAAGATCTTCTAATTTACTAATTCCATTTATAACATCCCCCATCTTAGACAAATTAGCTACTAAATCTTTTGCTGAAAAAATTGGTTTGCCGTTATCGTCTGCTAGGGTAAGATCTACGTCTTTAAAATAATTTTCTAGTTTTACAACCGACTCTCTAGCTGCTGCTAGCAATCTTACTGCTGATGTTTCTTTTAGTTTCTTGTATTTTGCACAAGCTGCTTCTATGGCAGAGTCTGGTTCCCATTTTGTTTCCCCAAACACACTAAGTTTTACTTCTTCTCCACGCTTATCCTCGCCATACACAGCAAACGGTGACGCATGGTCACAAACAAAGTACACATATGCTAGCTCTTTACTAGATCTGTCCTTTGCCTTAGTCTTATCTCTACTTACAAGCTTTGCAAACTCTTGTATAGTCAGCGTATAAGCAGATGGCATTGCAACATTATCTGTTATTGTTAGTAGTTGCATCTTTTTTCTTATTTACATTTTTCAGTCTACCTGGTTTTACAGAAAACTTACCAAAGTATGGTAATCTTACAGTCTCAAAGTTGCCTTGACCCATAATCTTAGCCACATACTTAAACTGGTGCTCTACAATGTTGGATACGGTCTTAAGTGGTAGATTGTGTTTACTCGCTAGCTCCTGTATCAGGGCTTTTTTCGATTTTGCCATGCTTTTTTATTTGTGGTCCCCATTTATGTTTTGGGCAAGACGATGTTTTCCATTTTGCTTTATGCTCTAGTAAACATCCGCAGGCAGCACACCTTGTACTATCAGCTAGATAAAACTCACAAGACACACAAGTCTCTAATCTTTTTTTATACTCAGCTTCTGATACATTAGGCAGCCCTTCTGATACATACTTTGCAAGTTCTTTGCTAAAGTTTTTAGTCATCTGCCAAATACTCGGCAACTCTTTCTCCTGGCTCATACTCTACTTCAATAATTTCTAAGTCTAATAAATTTCCATAACCATCTTGTATAATTCCAACATATATTTCGTCTACGAGATACTGAGTTATTACATAATTAGGATTCTCGTTTAATGTTGACTTTAACTCCTGTGGTTTTAACATTTAGCAACTGATTTAGCACGTAATTCTTACCAACTTTACGGATTGCTCTCTTATCCTTAAACTTCTTTACGTAATTGTTTAAGGTATTAAAATCACTAATACCTAAAGCTCTTGCAGCTTGTTTTTTATTATCAGATGCACACAAATTCTTTGTACCTTCTTCTAATTGCAGATCTACTAATGTAGATAGCACTCTAAGCTCCATGTCTGTAAGATTAAAAATACCATTCCAAAGTTGCAAGTACTTGTAGGTAGAATTTACCTTAATCGTTATCTTTTGCTCCATCTATATTTTCGTTTATTTCTGCAACTACATTTTCTGCGTAAGGCAGTTGCATGCAATATTTATATAGCACTTCTTCTATGTGAGATTTTTCATTCTTATTCTTAATGTGTATCTCTATATAATTATAAAGTGCTAAGGTGTGGTTACCTACCTGGGTTTCTAATTGGTATAGTACATCATACAATGATTTTTCTACTTTGTATGTGACACCGTCTATTGTAAGCTTGCGCTTATTTGGTTTTTTTGTCTTCATCATCTTCTACAGTAACTTCTATGATGTACTCTCCCTCTCCTATCAAGATTCGTACATCCCATGTTGCGGTAATATTTTTTTCTGACCACATTGTCAATTTTTTTTCAAATTCCAGCATTAGATGCACAAGCTCTGTCAAATCCCTTGTAGCAAATCTTGTTCTAAGCATCTTTAAATTTTATTCTAGCTCTGCTACCATCTATAATTATCTCACAAGATGTAGCCTGCCTGTTAAATTCTTGTACATACGGCTCTATATCCTTACGGGTTGCCATAAAACTCAAAAAGACTGCTATTTCTTTAGCAGCCCTTTGGGTATCATCACGCAAAGCTTCAGATTTCTCTTTACTTTCTAGTAAATCGTGGTAGTCCTTTAGAGATATAGTTACTGTACCTGCGGGAATCACAAGAATCTACCTAAAATCTGGAATTCGTTAACAAATAAGTACGATACCTCATTGATATGTACAATCATTGCCTCTGAACTAGGGTCTACCATAACGGTGTCCCCAACCTGAGTCTGTCTGCAGTCTGGTCCTACTGCCAACACTGGTAATACATTAGTACGCAACTTATTTGCTGTGTCGTCCTCCAAGATAATACCTGACTCTCGCTTCTGCGCTGCAGGATTGGGTAATATAACCCAACCACCATAGGGTTTAAAGTCTAATTTAGTGTCTGCCATTGCCTATATATTTAGTTATAGGACAAAGTTATAATAAAATAATTTACATTTACAAGGAAAGTGTCAGATTTCTAAACATTTACCCGTTTAGACACACCTCCCCCTTAGAGAATTTACATTTCGATCGGAATTTTACCTTTTAGCAGTGCTACCATTTCTGGTTACCTAGGGACACTAAAACTAGTGTTACTTCACCGCACCTACCTGTGTGCAATGTGCCCCAACTACAGGCTATATCCTCTCTTTTCGAAGCTATTGGAGAAAACTCTATTCCTTATTTAGGAACTACAATCCAACGTCTGACCCCATAACTACCTTCTGGCCCTCTGGGGTGATACACTTTCGTGTGCTTCTAATGGCAAAGATATAAAAATTTATAATTTCTTAGCTGCCGCAGTTTTCACATTCTGGATTATCAATGCTGCATTGAGCATTATCGTTCTTTTCGTCACTCGTAAGTTCGTCAACAAAATCTTGGAAGTCGTCACTTAAATTAAAATCATCGGTCATAGATGTGCAAAGATAATCTAGTCTACAACTCTAGAAAAAATTTCTGGGGAAAAAATTTTTTTTGTGGAGGATTTGTGAGCGTGTTGACCAACTACAACACAGACCCCCACTATACTTTGGGCATTGTAACGCCCCACCTAAAACATAAATGGTATGAATTTACTAGACTTTTTGCGTCAACAAGGCGCAGTAACAGCAAGCAAGGTAGTAGGCCCTAACGGAGCTTTCATCTCTTACGAGACTAAGAAAGGCGACAAGTCTACGCTGCCCGTTGGTAAGAAATCCCAAGAAGGGACATTGAGTGAGTACAAAGTGCTCATAACCGACGACGGTCAGCCAATTGCTACGGTCAACAACTACAACGTAGAGGAAACTATATCGTTGTAAAAGCATAGGACGCTTCGGCGTCCTTAGCTTTTTAGTTTGCCCTTAGGTTAACTGATTACTGAGTGAGTGTGCGTTGTACATTCACTCTCTCTTTTTTCCACCATTTTTATTTACCTCATTAATTATCTAATCTAATACTATAACACAATGGTTAAATTTGTTTTCAAATGTGCAATCAAGTACGTTAGCTTGTTTGCTTTGTTCTTAGCTACATTTATGGCTATCAATTCAATGGCAGCAATTGTCTTTGGATTATTATCAGGAAGCGGCTTCCAAGATTGGTTTGGGAGTGGTCTTATTATCTTCTCAATGATTACTACTATTGCTTTTGCTATTACTGCATCGCAAGAGTACATTGATAAGCAAAATAAAATGCGTGACTATTACTTATCTGTTAAGGGTAAGTAGTAGTCATACTACAAATAATAATTCCGTGGGACTAGAAAAGAGTCTCAGTAACGCGTTGCGAGGATAAGGGGTCAGAGGCCAAGGGTCGCAACCTAAACCTTATTGATAGGAATTATTTTTAATCTGTTTGTAGGTATCAGATGATGTGTTTAAACCTTCCCTTACCAAAGCAACGCGTGGTATTGTGATTAAAGAAGACGTTGCAGAGTTGTGTATTCTTATTGGTTTACCATTTCGGAGTCGGTTTGGTTTTCCAAGGGTAACGCACAACTCTTTGTTATTAACCTTACAAACATCCTAACGGAACCTCGATACGGTAACTTGATGGTCCTAGACAGTTACGGTGAGGCTATGAGAGTTGCAATTAAGTAACACTGCCTGAGTATGCAGTCCTAAACTACTCGTTTATTGGTTTGGTGAGGGAGGCTGTAGTGGCTTCCCTCTAACCAATACAAATTGGTTATCCCTTGAAGACTGATCGTATTTTAGGGTAACACGGGAAACCGTGAGACAGCAGTAATTGGGAGTAGAGCCTGCGGAGGCTACTACTTAATCTACCTACCAGAGGAAGTCCTGATACAGTTGAGCAGGAATGTACGCCTGTAACCAATTTGTTTTTATAAACGAATCATTAATAAACATCAATAACTATGGCAACACCATTTTACATCAAAGACTTCGATGGCCTTGAGAACACGGTTACTATCGGAGTTCGTGACGTCCTTGGTCACACACACGAACTAACAGTTGACGCAGAAGGATTGGCTTCTTGGCAACTTGGTATTCATATCCAAGAGGCTTTGCCTAATCTAACAGCAGCTCAACGTGAACTACTAATCACAGGCATCCCTGAAGCATTATGGGATGATATGTTTAACAGTGAAGAATCATGAAACAAGAAACAAAAGATATGATAGAGGACATTGTAGTCTTCATACTTATCTTATTTTGTATGGTAGCAGTTGGATTTTCAATAGCTACTCTATAGTATAACAGCAAACACCCAATCGTAGCTATGTAAAGAACGGTTGGGTGCTTTTTAATTTTTATTAATTCCATTAAAACATTCAACAACATGGAAAACGTAATGATGAGTGGTGAGCTTAACTCACTAAAACTAGGTCAAACTCTATTGACTAGATTTCGTAAAGTAGCTAACGGATTTATTTCTGTAGAACTTGCAGAGGTAAAAGAAGGATCCCGTGGCCCGTCGGCTGCGTTTATCTTTAACAAATCTGATAGTAGATTTACTCGTAACAGTGCACGTCGTGCATGGCAGAACGGTCAGCCCGCTGATCTTGAGGAAGCACTTGGTGTAGACTTGAGTGACAATGCAGGTTGGGAGTTCGATGAACTTGGAAATGAGATACTAACTGCAAACATTCTCAATCCTGTAGTTAACTTCGAAGGGCAGACATTCCCAATGCGTGTCCAAATCGTAGAGACTACAGAACCAAA